GGAAAACAGGAGATTTTGCTTTATGGGTAAATGGGGTTGAAAGAGCAACTGATGCCACAGCATTTGTAACTTCAGGGTTAAATAGACTTGCTTTTGACCAAAGTCCATCAGGAAATGAATTCTTCGGCAAAGTAAAACAACTACAAGTCTACGATACAGCGTTAGGTGGAAGTCCTTATGATGCAACACTTTCAGATGCAAGATTAGCAGCTTTAACAACTTTATAATATGAACATATACAAATTACAATACGACACAAAAGCAGAAGGAGACGCTGACTTACTCTCTAAAGGTACTTATGAAGTAATAACTGAAGAAGGAGTTACTCAAGATGTTTACAGAAATGGTACTCAGGCTATAGTCTATATAGGTCAGATAGTAGAGATACCTGCAACTTATGATCCTGAAGGACACGAATTAACTCCTCCTGTTTATTACGAAGGAGTCTATTACGACTTAATGACTACAGAAGAAATTGACTTTGGAATTAATGAGATATTCCCAACAGATTGTGTACATTCGTTCTTAGGTTATGCGAAAAACGCAGAGGGTACTGATGTAGAACCTGATGAATTAATAATAGAATAAAATGGAAAACATAATTTCAGTAGATTTAAGCACTTCAACAAGCCCTTGTGTAACAGAAGTAAGAGGAAAGGATTGGATTGAATACGGAGACGCTAATGGCGAATGGAGAAACCTCTACCCACAGTTCTTAATTGACCTTTACTATTCAAGTTCTATAACGGCTGCAATCGTGAACGCAACAGCTGAGATGATTTCGGCAGAAGACTTAGTCATAACTGACGAAGATGATAGAGATGAAGGAACTAGAATAAAGCTTCAGAACTTTTTAAATAACGCTAACAGTAACGAGACACTACACGAAGTCTTAAAAAAAGTAGCCTTTGATTTTAAACTTCAAGGAGCTTTTGCACTTAACATTGTATGGTCTAAAGACAGAACACAAATATCTGAGCTGTATCATATTCCTGTTGAGAAAATTCGCTGTGAACGTCCTGACGAGCTTGGAAAGACTAGAGGTTACTATGTTTCAGGAGATTGGTCAAATACAAGAGCGAACAAGCCTTATAGAGTTCCTGCCTTTAATACTAATGACAGGACTTCACCTAATCAAATCCTTTACACAGGGCTTTATAGTCCTAATATGAACTCTTATTATACAGCTGACTATATTTCTTGTAATAATTGGAGTCTAATTGATTCTAAGGTCTCGGAGTTTCACTTAAATAATATATCTAACGGCTTTACAGGCTCTTTTATGATTAGCTTCGCAAATGGAGTTCCAACATCCGAAGAACGTAGACAGATAGAACAAAGCTTAGAAGCTAAATTTACAGGAGAAAAGAACGCAGGGAAATTCGTCTTGACTTTTTCAGACGATAAAACTAGAACACCTGAAATAACATCAATAAGTCCTTCAGATTTAGACAAGCAGTATTTAGCACTCCAAGAACTTCTGACTAGCAACATCCTCTCAGGTCATAGGGTAACGTCTAAGACACTTATGGGCTTAGATAGTGCTAATGGGTTCTCAAGCAACGCAGACGAGCTTTTAAACGCTTCTAATTTTTACCTTAATACTGTCGTGATGCCGTTTCAAGGGCAAATCTTAAAAGTATTACACAAGATATTCCAAGTAAACAATATGGATATGCCTGTTCAGTTTGTACAACTTAAACCAATTACAATCCAATTTGATTCTGAAACAATTAGAGATGTAATGACACAAGACGAAATTCGTGAGTCTATCGGACTTGCTCCATTAGACGGACAAGATGTAGCAGAAGATTTCAATACAGAACTATCAACTGAAAAGACTGAACTAGATGCTTTCATTGAGGAGTTCGGAGAAGATATTAATGAAGATTGGGAACTAATAGAAGAAGAAGTAGTAGACGGAGAACATCAAGACTTTGACTTTGAAGAAGTTTTGAACGATCTAGCAGGAGAAAAGATAGAACTAGCTTCAACAGGAAGGGCAATCCCTAGTCGTAAGTCTGAACAAGACGGAATATCTAAAAAGTCTTATGATTACTTTAGAGTTCGTTATGTTTATTCAAATGACAATTTCTTAACTAACAAGTCAGGAACTAGAAGAAAATTCTGCCAACAAATGATGGGTGCTAATAAGTTGTATCGAAAAGAAGATATACTTAATATGGGTAAAAAGCCTGTTAATGCAGGTTTTGGAATTAACGGAGCTTCAACTTATTCTATTTGGCTTTATAAAGGAGGACCTCAATGTTTCCACTTTTGGAGTCGTAGGATTTTCAAGACTGTAATAGGCGAGTCTAAGACTACTAAAATAGAAGACGCTGATATGATAGGCTATACTAAGGCTAAGTCAGAAGGATTTACTGCTAAGAAGAATGACAAGTTAGTAGCAACACCACCACGAAAAATGAAGAATAACGGATATTACAACTAGATTATGGCATACGTATTATTTATATCAGAAGAACGACTTAAGGACTCTACGACGATAGGGCTTAATGTAGACCCTGCACTTTTACTCCCTTATATTAAACAGAGTCAAAAACTTTATATAGAGACTAAGCTTGGTACAGACTTAAACCAAAAACTAAAAGACTTAATTGTAGCAGGAACAGTTAATGATGTGGGTAATGAAGCTTACGCAACTTTACTTAACGACTATATTGCTGAGATGCTTCCTTCTTTCGCTCTGTATATGGCTTTACCTTTTTTAAGATTTAAGATTGAGAATGGTAATATCTATTCAAAGACTTCAGAAACAGGAACAGCTTTATCTACAGAAGAAGCTCAACACCTTAGAAATGAAGTGCTTAATACAGGGGAGTATTATATGGAAATGATGATTAATTACATTAGAAACAATACAAGTAGTTTTCCTGAATACTCAACGAACACAGGTGCAGATGTCAGACCTGATATTAACTCCTTCTACTCCAATATGAATCTTGAAAGACCAAGACAAGGAACTAGACTTACATTAAGAAACTTCTTAAACGCAGGAGACTAATGAAAAAGCATTATAAAACAAAACCAATAAACATAACTAAATTAAAGACATACTTAAAAGATGCCATTAAAACAGATAACAAAGGAAATAGGGGAAGTGATAGGAGTAAATGGAGTAATACTAAGCGTAACGACCTTCACTAACTTAGAAGTCGTTTTAAAGATACTCTTGTTAGTAGTCTCAATAGTCTACACAGTAGACAAGTGGTGGTTTCATAAAAAGAATAGATGATATGGACATACCTACTAATAAAAAGCGTAAACTTAATTCAAAGAATCCTAAGTATCAAAAGCAAAATAAAAAAGACATTAAAGTTCGTAAAGAATTTATGTCAGAAACGAAAGGAGTCAAAGTCTATAAAGTCTACTACCTCTGATTTGGCTTCAATAAACTTATTAATAATACGAGATACTTTTACTAAGGTTTCTACTGTTGGTAAGCTTCATTTAAATGGAGAAGAAATCTGTGATACTTTAGAGCTTCCTTTTAAAGATAACCAAAGAAGTATTAGTTGTATTCCTGACGGACATTACAAGGTAAGACTAAGACTAGCAAGAGAATCAGCAACAAGGGACTATCTACACTTATTAGTTAAGGACGTGCCTGATAGAGATTATATCTTATTCCATATAGGAAATAAAAGCTCAGATAGTCGTGGCTGCATTCTAGTAGGACTAGGAACTGAACAAGACTTTGTTAAGAACTCAAGAATCGCTTTAGAATTACTCTTGAAAGAAATAGTTAATTTAGGCGGAGAAAATATAAATTTAATAATCAAAAATCAATAAAATGAAAAAGTGGTTAATCAGTCAGATGCTAAAATCTAAAAAGTTTTGGTACGCAATCGGTAGTATCATCATTCCTATTCTTGTTTCTTATTTAGGAGTAGATGAAGCAACAGCAACAAACTTATTCTATGCAGCCCTTACTTTAGTTATCGGACAGGGTATTGCTGATAGTGGAAAGTAATCGTTATAGATTAAAACCTCACGAGGTAGCTGCCTTACAGAAAATGCGAGAATCTGAAACTAGGAATGTCTTAGTCATTGGAGACTTGCACGAACCGTTCTGTTTAGACGGCTATCTTGATTGGTGCTTAGAACAGTACGACATCTTTAATTGTTCTCAAACTATATTCATTGGAGATGTGATTGATAATCACTATTCTAGCTATCACGAAACCTCAGCTGATGGAATGGGTGGTGCAGATGAATTAGAATTAGCAATTAAAAAACTATCTAAATGGTATGAAGCTTTTGACGAAGTAGGCACTAAAGTTATAATCGGTAATCACGATAGAATTATAATGCGTAAAGCTCAAACCTCAGCTATTCCTTCTAAATGGATTAAATCTTATAAAGAAGTTTTAGGAACTCCTAATTGGGATTTCGTTGAACGCTTTGAGCAAGATGGTGTTCAGTATATACACGGAGAAGGTGGAACTGCTCGTACTAAGTGCCGTGCTGATATGATGAACACGATACAAGGACATCTACACACTCAATGCTATACAGAACATTATGTAGGCAAAAACTTTCGTGTCTTTGGAACACAAGTAGGTTCAGGAATTAATCACAAGTCTTACGCTATGGCTTATTGTAAGTATGGCAAACGTCCTGCCGTTGGTTGTGCAGTAGTATTAAACAATGGCACTCTACCTATCAATCTATTAATGCCTTTATAGTACCCCCCTTTAGCCCTCTAAGGCACTTTCTTTTCTTTTTAACCCCTATATACTAGACAGCACCTAAAGTCTGTCCTAGAGTTAAATACCTTAATTGTTAATAACTTTGTTTATCATTGTGTTTATATCTATTTATTTTTATATCTTTGTCCTAAGTTTAATTAAAAAAAGAATTATGAAAACAGAGCAATACCAAGTAACAAACAAAGAAAGCAAAGATGTCTATATTTTTAACAGAGTAGAATTAGACTCTTTCTTTAAGATAAATAAATTAAAAAAATATGAAGTAATAAGTATGTCTACTTTAAGACAAATTACAACAGACAATATACTTTTATTTATTAATTGTTCAGCTATTATTGGAACGAGCTTATACCTACTTTCACAATGGATATAAAAGACGCTGAATATCAAGAGTGGTTCAATGAACCTCATATTGGTCATTGGTCAAAAAAGCCATTAGACAATAAAGAAGTACTATGCGAATATTGGGCTTTAAAGAATGACCCTGACGTAAAAGTCATAGGAACTGAACTACAAGCTTACAACCTATTTACTAAGAAGCTTAAAGAAGATGGGTGGCAAATCCGTTTAGACTATCAAGACGCACTACTACCTGAATACCTTAAAGCGTATTTAGACAATAACAAGAAACCAATAATAATTAATTTAAAATAAATAATATGAAAACAGAAGAAAAGATAGACTATTTAATAGCTATCCAAAGTGAGCTTAAAGCTCCAAAGAATCAGTTTAACAATTTTGGTAAGTACAATTACAGAAGTGCTGAAGACATCTTAGAAGCAGTTAAACCACTTTTAAAGAAGTATGGTTGCTACTTGACTATAACAGAAACCACCAAAGAGATTGCAGGGTATTTAGTCTTAAACTCTAAGGTCTCAATATCAGATGGAGAAAAGACTATGTCTGTAGAAGCTCAAGCAGGTATTAATCCTGAACGAAAAGGAATGGACATAGCTCAGTCGTTTGGATCAAGTAGTTCTTATGCTAAGAAGTATGCTTTAGGAAATCTCTTTTTATTAGACGATACTAAAGATGCTGATAGTAATAAGGTAAACGAACCTATTGCTAAAAAACTTACTAAAAGTACTTTAGGTGATAATCAGTTACAAGCTATGATAGTTGCTATTGGTGAAGGGAAGGTAAGTATTGTTCAGGAAAGAATGAACAACTATAAGCTAACTAAAAAGCAAAAGGCAACACTTAATGAACTTATTTTAGAAATGGATTTAAAATTAAAAGAAGAAGAAAAATCAAATGGGATTTTCGACATAATAGATGAGTTAAATTCAATAGAAGTACCAATAGAATATAAAAGTAATAATCAAATAAATAAAAAATAAAATTATGGATGATTTTGTATCAGATAAATATGTTTTAATGTTTAAAGGAGAAGAAATAGATAGTACTAGAACTATGAGTACAGCTATGTGGTTGCGTAGAGAATATCAATTAGCCTTTAAAGGATTAGTAAAAATAGAAGAAATAGAAAAACAGGATTGGGATGCTATTGATGCGTTTAAAAAAAGTAATAATCAAATAAATAAATAAAAATGGAAGTAACAGGTAAATTAGTAAAGATACTTGACCTAGAAGAAGGTACAAGTAAAGCAGGGAAGACTTGGCAAAAACAATCTATTGTAATAGACAATGGTGGTGAATTTAATAACTTAATAGCAGTAAGTGCTTTTGGTGATAAGATTGATAAGCTTAATAGATTAGAACTAGGAATGGATGTATCAATTATGTGTAATATTTATTCAAGAGAATACAACGGAAAGTATTATCATAACATAGACGGCTATCTCTTTACAGATCAATCTTCAAGTCAAAGAGATTTTGGAGATGAAAACCCACCCTACTAATGACAGCAGAAGACAACTTTAAAAATCTTTGTAATCTCACTACAAGTATAATGGGATTACCAAAGGGCTCATTAGCTTACAAGAATCGTAAGACTGAGTTACAAGTGCCAAGAGCAGCAGCAGCAGTTATTGCGACAATGGATAACATACATTGCACAGTAATTGCTAAAGTGTTAGGACGTAATAGGTCTTTGATTTATCACTATAATAAAATGCACACTCCTAATTATTCATCTTGGGAACAGTATAGAACTACTTTCAATCAAATTTATATGGCACACACAAGTATAGAAAATTCAAGGAAAAAGTTCTTTGATTTGCAACATTTAAAAGACCATCTAAGACAAGAAGGAATTTATAATAGTGAAAAACATCAGACAGTTATCAGAATTAAATGTGGTAAAATAGGTACAGATGTTAAAGTTTCTTACAGAGACTTCTATAATCAATTAGAATTATGTAAGTTAGCCCTCCAAGATTACAAGTATGAAATTGAAATAATTTAATGGAGAAACCTAACTACTACGCTGTTATTCCTGCTGAAGTAAGATACAATAAAAAGCTAACGCCTAACGCTAAATTACTTTATGCTGAAATAACAGCCCTGTCTAATATGAATGGGAAATGCACAGCGTCCACACAATACTTTTGTAAGCTATATGAAGTCAGTAGGGGTTCAGTTCAAAATTGGTTAAAATCCTTAGAGGATAATAATTATATTAGCCGAAGCGTTACTTACAAAAAGGGTAGTAAAGAAATATTGTCTAGGGTAGTCAAATTAACTGACACCCCTAGTCTAAATATCTATACAGATAATACTAATACTAAAGTATATAATAATACTAATACTACGTATAGTAATAAAGGGAAATCAACAATGTCTAAATTAGATTCACAAATAAATTCTTGGCAAGAAGCAAAAAAATTATTATGAAACCACTTAAACAAGAAAATATAGAAGACCTTAAAAAAAAGGTATTAAATTTAGTAGCTAAAACTTCAGTAGAAATAGGACACAGAACTGATCCTAAAACTTTAGCTAGTCTTTGTAAGATTTTTGCTCAAGACTTAATACAAGAAAAGCGTTTCGGCAATATGACCTTTAATCAAATTGAAGATGCCTTTAGACTTGGTGTAAGATTCGGCAAGGATGAACCTTTTTTAAATATAAGAGTTTTTTATAAATGGGTTTATGCTCACAAAATAATATGTGATGAAGCTGAATACGAAGTAAGGACTTTAGGTAAAGATCCTAAGACTGTTTTATATTATCAAGAACCTTTAAAGATGTTAAGATGATAGGTTGGGTAATAATAACAGCTATTGCAATGTGGCTAATTAGAGAACTAAAATGAAAAAAACTAAGAACAAAAAAATTATGGACTACAAAAAAATAGACAATATTGAAGTAGATGGAATTGATACTAAAGACTATCCTGACTTTAGTAATGCTTATATAGTAAGTGCTGACTATGATGGAGTACCAATGACTGATGAACAGTTAGATGAAATCAATGATGATGGGGATTTTCAGCACGAATGTATAATGAATGATATACACTAATGAAGTTTGAAAACAAAAAGAATAAGCTAAGAGAAAAAGAAACTCTACAAACTTTTTGTAAGCACTTTGATTTAACATTTGACAAGCATCCTGAATACGCACATATAGACGCAGCTCTTTATAACAAAGGAAGACTAACAGGGTTCGCTGAAGTAAAGGGAGTTCATAAAAATATAGAAGACGCTAATGATGTTATAGTTTCAATGCGTAAAATCGTTAGAAGTCAAATGCTACAAGTTCAAAGCGAAAAGCCTGTAGCTATAATTTGGGCTTTTAATAACGCTTTAGTCTATGAAAGAATAAACAACCTAAGGGGAATCTTTTATTACGGAGGGAGGGCAGTTAGAGAAGGGAGTACATTTGACCAAGAGATGTTAGTTAAAGTCTTAATTAAAAACTTAATTAGAATTGAAAACAATTAGTAAATTAAAAAAAGAACTAGACAATATCTTTTCTGTTTTCATAAGACTAAGAGAATCTACTAATGAAGGTATTGTACAATGCTTCACCTGTTCAAGGATTAGTCATTATAAGTCAGGTATGCAAAACGGACACTTTCAAAGTCGTAGACACCACTCAACAAGATGGAACGAAACCAACTGTCAAGTACAATGTGTCAAGTGTAATATGTATGAACAAGGGGAGCAGTTTCGTTTCGGTATAGGGTTAGATCATAAGTACGGTGAAGGAACTTCTGAAGAATTAGAGTTCTTATCTCGAACTATTATGAAAGTTAGCCGTATAGACTATGAAGAAAAGATAAGTTATTATAAAGACCTTGTTGATAAATTAAAAAAAGAAAAGGGAATAGAATAAAAGTTTTATTAAATTTGGCAAATGATAAAGCCAATTTATGCAAGTGAAGAACACAAAGCTATAATTGAAGCCTATATCCGTATGTGTCAAGAGTTTGCTAAAGACGTTAGTTCAAAGAGTAGATACTATAACTACTTAGATGTAGCAGAAACTATAATAGAGTATTCAAATAACTATGGATCAGGAGCACGAGAAAATAATTGGTATGATTGGCTAATGATAATTCCTATTAACCTGTCAGTTATGACTAATGGATTCTTTGCAGGTCTTGAGACTAATAAGAACAGAGCAGTTATAAGAGCTTATAAAGTAGTTTTAAATGAGATGGTAGGAGAAGTCGTAGATAAGATAGACAACTTAAAAGAACCAAGTGAATAAAATCTACTTAGAAATATCAAAGCTAAGAGATAAATTTAAGACAATGTGTTTTGGACTTACTAAAGATGAAGTACAAATTGATGACGCTGTGCAAGAGTTGTATTTATATTTCCTTCAGATGAATCCTGAGACACTTAAAAAAATATATACTAAAGACGGACTAGATGGAATAACAAGATATGGTGCAGTCGTATTAAGAAGGGCTTTAACAAGTGTAAGGAGTCCGTTTTATTATCAGTACAAGAAATACTATACTCACATAGACTCTTTTACAAGTAATGTAACTTATGATGTAACTGAAACAGGAGAGGTTATTCCAACTAAACATCTTTATAACATAGCTGAAGAACCTGCTGTTAAGAATTTAGAGTTTGAAAAGCTAGACAGTATCGACTTGGTTTTAAATGACTTATATTGGTATGATAGAAAAGTCTTTGAGCTTTACTATTCAGGTGAAACACTAGACTCTTTAGCTAAGAAAACAGGAATAAGTCGCAACAGTCTTTTCACTACAATAGATAAGGTCAGAACGATTTTAAAAAAAGAATTAACAGATGAATAAGGTGTTAGAATTATTTGCAGGAAGTAGATCGTTTAGTAAGGTGGCTGAAGAATTAGGATATGAAACTTTTTCAGTAGACATAAAAGATTTTGATAACATAGATTATGTAACAGATATATTAGATTTTAATGTAGATAAAGTGCCTTTTAAGCCTGATGTTATTTGGGCAAGTCCGCCTTGTACTTATTTTAGTGTAGCAAGTATAGGACACCATTGGAATAAAAACAATACACCTAAAACTAAAGAAGCTATTAATGGAATAAAAATAGTTACTAAAACATTAGAAATAATAGATTATTTTCAGCCTAGTTATTTTTTTATAGAAAACCCTAGAGGAAAATTAAGAAAGTTAGATTTTATGAAATACTTACCTAGAGCAACTGTAACTTATTGTCAATATGGAGATAATAGAATGAAGCCAACTGATATATGGACTAATCATTTATATAACCCTTTATTTTCAAATGGTTGGAAACCAAAGCCGATATGCAAAAATGGAGATTCTTGTCATATACCTGCCCCAAGAGGTAGCCAAACAGGAACACAGGGATTAAAAGGAAACTATGAAAGAAGTATAGTTCCTTATGAACTATGTAAAGAAATATTATTATCACTATGAATAAGTTTTTCGTTCCTGATGAAATATATAAAGATAGAATGGCTATCTGTAAGGAATGTGTTTACTACTCAAAGACGTTAGGACAATGTAAACGGTGTCTCTGTTTTATGCGTGTGAAAGCTAGAATTGCACCTATGGAATGTCCTCAGAAGTATTGGCTAAAGACTAGAGAAATGGAAACGCCTGATGACTTACCTCAAGAAATGATAGATGAAATCCTAGACGTATGGAAAGACTTAAAAACAGGAAGGGCTAAAAACATAGCAGCTAAAAAGAAAATGATAGAACTGTACAACACGATATACAACACCAACTATGGAACAGGAACTAATTGTGGCTCTTGTATCTCAACTTGCTTTGATGGAATAAAAAAACTATATAATAAATACAATGACTAAAACATACAAAACAATTAAGTGGGTTTTAAAACAACAAATTGAAGCAGCCACTAAAACTCTTTGGACTTGGAAAACAGGGAAAAATGAGGAGTTCACTTGTATATATAAAAACTATAATGATAACCTAACAATCTATACACCTAATCAATTACTAAAAGAAATAGAAAATGCCAATACCAACTAACTACTATGAAACTATGACAAAAGAAATACCTGAATACTATAAAGGAAAGAACGGCTATATGGCTAAAGACGTAGTGTCTAATTTTGACCTGTCTTATAATATCGGAACGGCTGTTACTTATCTCTTGCGTTCAAAGAAGAAACACGAAGACGGAGGACTTGAAGATATTAGAAAGGCTATACATCATTTACACTTTGAACTAGACAACTTAACTTCAAAGACTAGGACAGGAGCTTTATCACCAACAGGTGTAAGGAAATGACCTTATACAAATGTAAGTG